AAACAGATATTGTTCTTGTTGGTAAAGTTGCACCATCTTCAATAAATGCGTACTTTTCATTTACATAAGATAAAGCTGTAATTACATACGCTATACCTTCCTGTTCTTCAACATTCAGCACTCTAAATTTTTGAGCTTGAACTGTATCATCTTGCAAAAGCCAAATTGTATTAGCATTTGGAGTCTGAGAGAAAGCAGAAGATACTGTTATAACTGCACCTGAGACACTTGATACTGACTTACTTTCAACAGTTCCATCGGGTAATATTACAGATAAAGTTGGATTATTTGTTGTTGGCAAATCGGTTGCAGCAGAATCATCTACAGTTATTTGGGTCGTTGTAGCAGAACTTACTCTTCCTCCTCTTCTAAGACCAGAACGAACAGGATCAGCTATCTCAATTACAGCACCAGGTCTGACAACAACACCAGAATCTATTGATGTTGAGAAAGTGCAGACCTCAGATTCATTATTTTCTGAGAAAACGACTGCCTTCGCCAATCTTCTAGCTTGACCTCGGCTAGTACACGCAAATGCTTTTACTTGCTTAATAACTACTCCTATCTTAGAGATCAAATCGGCATCTTCATAAACTTCAAAATCTACTTCTTTACTATCCATGTTGAAGTAGGAAACAGACACTACACTATGTCTTGTTTTTAAACTACTGCCTGAGTAACTGAATCCACCTTCGCCTACGTTGGATAAGTTAAATAGATAACTAGCATCTGTTGGTTTATCCTGTGTAATTGTTACCGATCCAGCAGACCAGATAGGCATACATCGCATCACACCAGCAAGTTCATTTATTAGGGTAAATGCTTCCTGGAGATTTTGAATATTAACATTACAGCTAAACCTAGCTTCCTGTCCTCCTAATCCATCTGATACCAACGTGTTTGCAAATTTACTGGCATTTACAAAAGAAAATAAATCAAGACTGCTATCTGTTATATGATTACCAAATCCATATCTAGTGTCTGTAAGAAGATCAAGTAATACCATTGCAGGACATGAACACCATTGAGCAGCACCCATAACACCATTAAAAATATATCCGTCTGGGTACACTATCCTGCCCGTTGTACTATCTACACTTGGAGTACCAGAACTATTTGCACCAGCACCAGGAATCCTTACCTTTACTCCTCTAATCCTAAATTTTCTACTTGGTATTGATTGAAACTGCATAGAATCCAATCGAAGAGAAGCATAAGCACTATTGGCATAAGTATTGGCATCATCAATTATTTCGCCAAAACTTGTCCACAAAAATGAATCAATAAGACTTGAACTTGTGCTATCTGCTGTAACTCGGCTAACTCTTATGTCAACAGGGAATGAACCAGTAAGATTTACTCTGTAATCTCTTTGGTAAGCATCGGCAGTTCTACCCGTGATTGTGTCACTTATGACATCGGTAAAACCACCAGAATTGTATTGCACTGATACTTTCAAAGATACAGAAGATCCAAGTAAATCACCTTTATCCGTGGCTTTTTGAAGTTGAGGAAAGGTTACTGTTACGTTTACTGCGTCTACATTTGAATTTGTTATCTGTCTTGTTACTGGTGTAGAGGCAGTAACAGTTACTCCAACTGATGTTACAGAAGAACTACTTTCAACACCTGAAATTTTTGTTTGGCTGGCAGTACCAAATCTAGGGGTAAAACTTACATCTTGAAAGTTAAAATCAGTTGAAGCTGGACTAGCAGAATTAGCAGTAGATTTTAAAACAGGAGTATCGTTTAAAAATACATCTTTTAAAGCAGCATTGTTATATGCAGTTGTTCCTTGTGTTAACCCTTCTTTAGAAGCAGAGGCAAATCCCTCAATTTCCCCTTCAGAAATTAAATCAAGGATAGTAGAAAACTGCCTACTATGTAATGTATCAGGAGCTCTTGTCGGTTGAGGAGGAGGAGGAGGACTACCACCGCCAGAACCAATAATATTTTTTGGTACGTTTGTCATGCCTGTATTTGCTGGGTGTCGACTGAACCACTAATGACCACCGATCCAGTTATAATTTCTCCGTAACAGATTGGAACGGGAGTACCAGCCCGTGAGGTGTTTTGAGTTCCAGAAAAATTGTAGGACAGTCTTGGATCTTCCTCACTATTGAAATCTCTTTTTTGAGGTAGAGGAGTAAGCATTTCAGATACTCCCATCAAAGCTAAACCTATACCTATATTTCCTAGAGTAGCTGCCATACTAAATTTTACTGCTCCAGTAGCAGTTGTCATTGTAGACCCAAAACCAAAACCACCTTGAGCCATAAACCCTGCACCACCACTGGCTATAGCTACTCCTATCAAAGCTACTCCCAGTAAAGTTTTACCTAATCCTCTTCCAGCACCACTAATAACTGGAACAAAATGTATATCCTCTTTTTGTCCGATGGGATAATGTAATTCATCTTTGCCTACTTCATAATTACCTACTTTTACTTGGTAATACTTTGGAGACATATACTTTTCTATGCCAGGGAAATTATTTATTAAAAAACTTACTGCTCTACCGATACTGTCTACCTTTACTTCAAATTCTTTATGCCCTACAAATTTAGCCAATTCTCCATATAGTTTTACTTTACGCAACATAACGATACCTCCCTCCTGTGCATTTTAGTAGCCATTGAGAATAAGCCTCTCTACAAGATAGTCTATCGGTTAAATGATGTAAAACATCTCCATCTAAAAAAATAGCTACATGATTTAAACCAGGAGATCCGATAGACATAAATAAAAGATCGCCATTAATTGTTTTTTCATCTGGTCTAAGTTCTCTAAAACCTGTTCTCCATGCACACCTTTCAAACATTGGATTCAATATAAACTCCTCTGGTGTTATAGGTCTATCCCAATCTTTAAGTTCAATACTCTTATCTTCCTTGTACCAATCTCTCACTAAACTCCAACAATCAGTAACACCCCAGACCCAGGGTCTACCAATTAAAGGTGGGTTATATCCACATGGTTCGCAATATCCCCATTGTTCTGTTTTTGGATTGACAATATGCCACGGAAGATTACTTTGTTCACAACTAATCTGATCTGCCTGACTAGCAGTAGGTGGTGTTATAGGGTGGCTATGAACAACTGCTGTTATCTCTCCAGTATTATCTGCTTTTACATAATCTTCTGGATCAATAATAAAACATTGATGATTTGTCATAGATAAGTTACGACAAGGATAATATCTTTCTTTTCCTCGAATATTTAATAATAAACCACAAGATTCTTTAGGATCTTGGTCTTTCGCATGAACAAGTGCTTCTTCTTTCCAATTCATGCTATAAACGTACCAATGGAAGGAAACTCTGTTCTGGTGCATTGACGCATTGGTGCTCGTATTCCAGCAAGATCCAGCACTGAGGCAAGTTCAAATTGTACAGCTTCCCTAGTTTCTGTTGCTTTCCTATCAATTTTATAAATTTCTTGAGGAAATTCTGCCGTAGGATCTGGTGTTCCTAATGGATTCACCTGTTGAGATGTAGTTGTTGTAGTTTGTTGGGTTGTTGTATTTGGATTGTTCATAGTAATTGTATTTCCCATTCCATTTCCATGAACTGTACAGTAATATCTTAAATCACTAGGAGCAGAAGGATATGCTGGCTGATAAGTAACAGTTGCACCAGATTGTCCAGCAGTTCCAGATACAGTTGTTGTCTGTGCTCCTCCAGCATCAGATTTTATTGCCAAAGGGTGTCCACTATTTGAGGCATCTGCCTGATTAAATATATAAGTAGACCCACGTTTCATTGTAAGTACAGGATTGTTAGAACCATTAATAGCAAAGATATTAGACCCACCGACATTTACTACTGTTACTGTATATGTCACAGATTCAGCATCAGCAGGATCAGCAATAGTTTCTGTGGTCGTAGTACTGGTAGTCGTTACAGGGAAGTTAACAGCATCAATATAACGTGCCAAAGTTCTAATTCTTGTCACAGTAGCTCCTGTCAGATCATTTCCTGTTGTTACCTGATTAACATTTAACAAGATAGCTGTGATAGTTCCTAGAGCATTACTAACCGTAAGAGTGGGTCTGGGAAGTTGACCTTTTTGAAAAGCGAAACCTTCTGCCTGTATCGGCATCTTTAAATATTGATTACCAGCCCAGATAATATCTCCATTAGCATTTAAACTTGTTCCGTTATGAAATCTATAAGTTTGTGTTGAACCATGCAAAGTTGCATCAGTAGTTAATGTAAATAATTCAATTATTGCTGAAGGATTGATCTTTTGTAGATCAGTAATAATCGGAGCAGTACTCATGGTTCAAATACTTCTCTAAATGTTGTTTGGATCGTTGCTCTATTGTTATATGGTATGGACTTTGACCAGTTTTCGCAAACAAATTTTTGTGATGCAGATTCTCCAGGTGCAGTAAAATCAAAGCTATCACTGTCGTTTGCACGGGCATCAAGAAAGGTCTCTATAGTATCTGCGTCTGTTTCTGAGACTTCAAATGTAAAGTTATAAACTTTTGGATTTTGATGTTCTGCAAGTCCAAACAATATTCTATGTTCGTAACCATCGGCAAAACGAACTGTTCTGGTTAATGGTGCGGATCTTTTTTGTTGTCCGTATCTAGGTGTTATTGAGGGAAACGTAGCCATTATGCGAGCATACCTCCTGGTCTTTTTTGTTTAATTAATTCTGATTGTATAGCAACTGAAATCATACGACCAAGTTCTCTACCTTGTTCTTCATCTCCTTCAACAGAAGAACCAGAAGCATCTACGTTTACTACTACATTTGTTGATCCTCCGAGTGCGTGGTTTGGTGTAATCATTCCAGATACACCTGGACTAAATAATTCTGGTCCTCTTTCTCCTACAATATATTCATTTCCTGCTCTGACAGAACCACCATTTGCCCTTCCAAAAGTAAAACGTGATACTTGTTGTTCGGGAGTTAAGGCTGCAACTGCACTACCTCCACCGCCACCGAATAATCCTCCAAGTCCACCCAGTATTGAACCAAATAATCCTCCACCTCCTAGTGTGCCCTGCATATTTCCAAATAATGCCATGTTAAAGGCTGCGTCTATAAGTTTATTCAATACATTATTGAGCATATCGTTCAGTGTCGATGTTCCACGGATCATTCCCTGTATTCCCTGTGATATATCAGTTGCTATTGTTTGAGACATTCTTTCAAATGCTGCTGCTGTCTCCTCTGCTAATTTTCTTTCTCTTTGAAGCTGATTTAATCTCTTTTCATTTGCTATAAATCTTTCCCTATCTACTTTTACTCCTGCATCTTCTAATT